CTTGGTTTCCGAGATAGGACATCCTAAAGAAGCCAAAAGCTCCTTATAGGAATGTGCTATCGCGTCGTCGAGGATCACTACATCGTCACCCAGGATATAAAATTGCCCTTTATAGGGCTCTTTTAACAATCCTAGGAGAAGAACTCCATGAGTCAACGCAAAGGATCCGAAGGATGGATACAACCCTAAGGGTTGCCCACGCCTCCAGGAAATCTGGCCAAAGCCAGGCATTTCCCAGGATGCTTTACTAATTGATTCAAAGAGATCAACCTGCTCAGGCGGATATAATTTACGCAAGAGATGCGTTTGCAACTCTAACGGAAAATAATCCGTAGCCCCTGAAAGGTCGATGGAGTGTACAGCATGTCCAGAGTCAAGTGTTTTCTGAATATCAGAAAACCCTTTCGTTTGGTTGAAAGTACAATCCCAAGGCAGCAATGCCAAGGTCTTGTAAATAGAATCTCCGAAGGGTTGCAAAACCCGTTGGAAGACTCTTCCAGGATTGGCCACAGCACGAAGCTTGTAGCCAGGTTCCTGAATCAAACCAATACGACCAACCACGAAGGACTTATCCATATCAGGAAGTGGACCATAAGGACCACTCCTAGTATGTAAGTAATCACGATACCAATGCAAACCTTCCATGACAGAGTCATAGAGAGTTCGAAATTGGCGGTAATGATTACGGCCCTTCTCAGACATCCAGAGATAATCCAAGGAATCTATGATTCCTCGGATCTCTGGAACTGATTTATTGGGTAATGGTGCTCTCTTTGCATTTGAGGGTACCATTTCCACAATAGGTTTAGGTAAGGGTAATTGCCGTACTTTTCGAAGGTGCGCTTGATAGCAACCTACGTCAAGTATAGCTTTTGCCTTATCTAATGGGACTTTGGATGGTGGGTCAGCCTGGACTCCATCCAAGAATTTCTTAGATTGCTTAGTGGTTAAACCACTAGCGCAAAACCAAGAATATACTTGGATGAGTTGGACAGCAGTACTAAAGAATGAATCTCCCTTACGGGAGAAACGTTCAATAGCTGCTAAAGAACCAGAGAAACAAGTTCCTCTAGTTCCTTTCTTTATCCATGAAGATACAGGACCAAGTCCTGCTCGAACACGGATAATATCCAACTTGATCGATTTCAATCGATCAACAGTCCATTCCTCACCAGAATTCTCCACCCAATGACACACAAGTGTGACAAAAGGTTCGGAGATATTCCGAGGAATAGGAAGGCTGTAAGCCCGGTAGAGAAGATCCCGTTTGAGCTGAGATGTTAATCTCATCACCCTTGTTCCTTTCGGATATGAGGGTTACTCAGACAGGTGATCCACACCTACCAGGGTATAATGCCCACCCAACATGCAATAAGAAAGGAGT